CAATTATTTCAATGTGTGTTGGCTGGGTTGTTCTTGCACTTTTTGCTGAAGGTCTGCTTCGACTTATTGGAGTTATAGATCCAATCTTCCCATGGCTCAAAATCACATTGAACTAATAGGAACTATCCTCCTCTTTCTATTTGGAGTGACGATGATCTATCAAGGTCATCTGATCTTCCATGGAAAGAGGGGATATAAACATTCTGAAAGGGAACAACATCATCTAGCACGAATGCGTGAGCGTGTTGAAAAATTAATGGG